TAGCATTCCCTGCTGATGCTGTTAATGAAGATGGTTCTGTTGATGACTCTAAGAAGCATCCTATTGCTGCTGGTTGGTATTCCACAGAAGATGGTAGAACTACCTCTGTTGCACATTGGTTAGATGAAGATGACTTCCGTAATAATGGTGGTGTTATGAACCATGAAATGGTAGATGGTATCTCTAAGAGAAATAAGCCTTTTACTGTTGATTATACTGGTTTCGGTTGGGTTATGATTGAGAAGGGTGTATTTGAACATGAAGCACTCAAGTATCCTTGGTTTGCTCCTAAGATGCAAGTCTTTGAATCTGGTGCAGTTCAAGATATGTGTGGCGAAGATGTCTCTTTCTGTTTAGATGCTATTGATGCTGGATTTGAAATCTGGTGTGATCCTAGAATCAGAGTTGGTCATGAAAAGAACAGAGTTATCTAGTAGTTCCTTATGGGACCTTGTTGCTAAGGTCCTTACTGAACTCTCTCATAGAGATAAAGTAGATTATAGAGTAAAAGCAACACAAGAGTCAGTTGAATGTTTTATTGATGATAAAAAAGCAGATTGCAACACATGGGATTTAAATAATGGCTAAAGTTAAAAGAGGCGCACTAGGAGTTGCAGATTACATTGATACCATCCCTAAAAAGACCCGTCAGGGTCACGGGAAACATACAAAGTATACTGCAACTAGTAGAAATAATGCTAAGAAAGTATATAGAGGTCAAGGGAGGTAAAAAAAAAATGTTAAGACTACCTAGATGGCTTAGAAATGAAATTAAAAAGATAGTTAGAGAAGCCATGGATGAATGGACTGCTGAGTGTGAGTACTTAACACCTAATAGAGGAGAAGGTAGATACTATTGTTCAAAACCTGATTGTGAAGGAGTGAGTTTTAATACAAGGGAAGAATGGGAAAATTCCTAACCCCCTCTATAGGGGTTTTTTTATGATATCCTAAAAAATGGCGAAACCCCTCGTGTCTCTCTATATTAAATAGTAAAGTTAAAACAGATAATTATGACTACTAAACCACACGATTTAGATCATGAAGTCTACATTGAAGCAGATGGAAAAGAACATGTCAATCATGGTATGCACGAGTATACTAAGGCAGACTTAGAAGCTTCTCATGCTTATTATGATGAGTATCATAAAGATGATGTGATAGATCCTAGTGATGCAAAGATTAATGATTGGCACACAAGACATCAGGATCAACATCTAGAAGTTTATTGTGACAATCATCCTGATGCAGACGAATGTAAAGTTTACGACGACTAACCATGGAAAAAGAATTTTTAAGAGAAATATCTAACGATAAGGCTACTCCTAAGGAAAATAAGGTATCAGAACATAATGATCTATACTTTATAGATGAAGATGGTGAGAAATTAGATGTTAAAAATGATCCTGTTACATTAAATGAATTTTAGTGGTCTAAATAAGTTAGAATTCTTGTAGCGGTAGAGTGCCTGTTCAAAGGGTAAGTAAATCATTTAAAGATATTAGTGCTTCTTTTCAGATTAATCCTCTGAATAGAGATCTAATAGAGCTTAAAAATGCTAATGCTATTGCAAGATCTATTCGTAACCTTATTATGACAGTTCCAGGTGAACGTCCCTTTAATCCTGTATTAGGATCACAAGTGACTAATCTACTTTTTGAAAATCTGGATAAATTGACTGCTTCTTCTATTAAATCGGAAATTATTAATACTATATCTAATTTTGAACCTAGAGTTAGGTTAAATGAAGTTATAGTAAAGGCTCAACCTGATAATTACCAATTTGATGTGCAAATCCAATATTACATTATTGGTATTGAGGTACCGTTACAACAACTCACACTCGCATTAGAACCCACTAGGTAAATGCCTTTAGTCAATTTTAGCAATATAGATTTTGATCAAATTAAGGTCTCTATAAGAGACTATTTGAAAGCGAATAGCAATTTTACTGATTATGATTTTGAGGGATCAAACCTATCAACCATAGTAGATGCTCTAGCATACAATACTTATATCTCATCATATAATGCCAACATGGTATCTAATGAGGTTTTTATTGATAGTGCTACCCTAAGAGAGAATATAGTCTCTCTGGCAAGGAATATAGGGTATGTACCTAGATCTAGAAAAGCAGCCACAGCTACTATTTCTTTTGAAGTCAACGTTTCTGGACATAATGTTTCAACAGTAACCTTACAACCAGGAATTGTTGTTACATCTAGCTTACTTTTTGGAAAAACAAGTTATGTTTTCTCAGTTTTAGAGGAAACTAAGGCTACTGTAAGCTCTGGTGGCATTGCAACTTTCCAAAATGTGCCAATTTATGAAGGAACCTTTGTAAAACAGTCATTTACAGTCAGTTCTAGAACCCCTAATCAAAGATATATCCTTACTAATACTGGAATTGACACAAGTTTACTTAAAGTTATAGTAAAAAGAGACTCAAGTTCCACTGTTTCAAGAGTTTTTAGGAAATTTAACAGTTTATATGACCTAAATTCTGAAACTCCAGCATATTTTCTTCAAGAAGTTGAAAATGAGAGGTATGAATTACTCTTCGGAGATGGAATTTTTGGAATGAAGTTGTCCGAAGAGTCTTTGTCTTACATAGAAGCCACTTATGTTGTCACTAGTGGTGAATTGGGCAACAATGTTTCAGAATTTTCCTTTGCTGGTCAGTTAACAGACCAAAATGGAGACCCTGTTACCACTGGAATTTCTGTTATTAGCACTGAAATTGCTTCTTATGGAGGATCTTCCATTGAAAGTGTGGAATCTGTTAAGAAATATGCCACTCAAATCTTTGCATCTAAGAATAGAGCAGTCACTGCCTCTGACTATGAAGCAATAATACCTCAAATTTACCCTGAAACAGAGTCTGTTTCTGCTTATGGTGGTGAAACTTTAGATCCACCAGCATATGGAAGGGTTTTTGTTAGTGTTAAGCCTTATAATGGGACTCATTTGTCTAGTTCTATCAAAAGAAGTATTTCAAATGACCTTAAAAAGTACTCTGTTGCTGGAATTATTCCAGAAATCATTGATTTGAAGTATTTGTGGATAGAAACTGACTCAAATGTTTATTATAACACCAATTTATCAGCTGGTGCGGGGAATGTAAAAGCAGTAGTACTGCAAAATATCTTAAATTACTCCAATTCTTCTCAGTTAAATAAATTTGGTGGAAGATTTAAGTACAGTAAATTCCAAAAAGTCATCGATGACAGTAATGAAGCAGTAACTTCTAATATCACAACAGTTGCTATAAGAAGAGATATTGAAGCTTCATTGGGTCAATTTGGTGAATATGAAATTTGTTTTGGTAACAGATTCTATATTAGAAATCCCGGAAAACCTCCAGTAATGAATAATGAAGTTATTGGATATAATATTAGGTCTTCTGGATTTAAAGTGAGTGGAATGAGTGATACTCTGTATTTGGGAGATATTCCAAATTCAGATTTAAAAACAGGATCACTTCTCTTGTTTAAATTAAATTCCCCCACAGAGGTTGTAGTTGTTAAAAGATCAATTGGAACCGTTAATTATATTAAAGGTGAGGTTAAAATTAATGCTATTAAATTTATCCAAACTGAGGTGAATCGTGGATCACCTTTAATTGAAATTTCTGCCACTCCTTATTCCAATGATGTGATTGGATTACAGGACCTTTATTTACAGCTAGATATGAATAATGTGGAAGTTACTATGGTAGATGATAGAATTTCTTCTGGAAATGATAATTCTGGTAGTAACTATCTTGTTAAATCTAGTTATGTAGATAATTTAGTCCGTGGAAACCCTATTTACTCTTCATAAAAAAATAATCTTAAAGTAAATGGCAATAGATCGAATTCAATTCCAAGACCTGGTTGTTAGCCAACTTCCTACGTATGTTCAAGAAGATTTTCCACTTCTTGGGGAGTTTTTGCAGCAATATTATTTGTCTCAAGAGATTGATGGAGGTACATATGATTTATTGCAAAATATAGATCAATATGTAAAAGTTGATGAGTTATATAATCTTAAAGAGTTTACTACTTTAAATGCTGACCTTTCATTTGTAGATACAACGGTAGATACTTCTGCTGATACAAATTTTACTGAGGGATTTCCAGAAAAGAATGGTATTATAAAAATTGATGATGAAATTATATTTTATGGCAATAGAACAACAACCTCTTTTGAGGGGTGTGTAAGGGGTTTCAGTGGCATTACAACCTATATCGGCACTAATACCCCAGATAAGTTAGTATTTAACGAAAGTGTTGCTGAAAAGCATACAGAGGGATCTGAGATACAGAATTTAAATATTCTATTCCTCAAAGAATTTTTTAGAAAGATAAAGCGTCAATTTATTCCAGGATTTTCTGAAAGAGAATTATCTGAGAATATTGATGAAAGAAATTTCCTTTTTGGTGGAAGTAGTTTTTATGATGCTAAGGGAACTGATGAAGGATTTAAAATTCTTTTCAAAGCTTTATATGGAGATGAAGTAAAAGTCCTTAAACCTAGTGATTTCTTATTTCGCCCTTCAGATGGAGATTATTTAATTACTGAAGATTATGTTGTTGAAAAGGTAAGTGGAGATCCTTTAGAACTTAAGAATTTAACTCTTTTCCAAGAGAGCACCAAAGCTAGAGGAACAGTAACTAATGTTCAAAATGTTCTATATGGGGATGGAAAATATTATCAAATTAGTATTGATGGTGGTTATCAAAGAGATATTGATTTAAGTAGTGGAACTATTTTTGGAAAATTTAAACCTAATCCAAAAACTCAACTTTTAACTACTGTTGGATCTGGAGCTACAGTTTTAGATGTTGATTCTACTATTGGATTCCCAGAATCTGGAGAATTGGATACTATTGATGAAAATGGAAAGGAAATTAAGTTAAAGTATGGAAGTAAAACTTCTAATCAATTCTTTGACGTTCTTACAGGAACGGGGAATACTTTAACTAAAACTCTTACTCAGACAACAGATATACATTTGGATGATTATTCCTATGCATATGCTGGGATCGGTACTGGGGATAGAATTAAAGTTAGATTTACTACTACTCTTAAAGATCTTCAATTAGATGAACCCACATATTTGTATAATGTAAATGATACTGTTGCTCTTCAGTCTTTAGGAATAGAATCCGAGATAATTCAGTCAAAGGGTTGGAATTTTAATATTAAAAGTGAATGGGATGTAAATAAGATTTCTCTTATTGATGCTACTGAAAATAAGTATCTTTTTACTACCCATGATGAAAATATTTTAAAACCAGGATATGATATTAGTGTAACTGATAAATTTAATGCGGTTATTGGTGGAAGTGTTATTAAGAAAACATCAGGAGCCTCATTTGAAGCTATTTTAGATTCTTCTATTGATCTTAGTGGTACTTATGTTGTAGAAAATAAACTATTAAAGGGTAATCAAGAAAATCAGACTTTAATTAATCAGTCTATTGCTAATGTTCAAAATACATACTCCAAATTTGATGGAGATGTTTTAGTAGCATCCAATTCTATCCCTAGTTGGGGCGAAGATACTCCTATCACTGTTAATACCAAAATAAGATCTTTTTCTGGAAGAGCTGATACAGAAACTATTACTTTTGATGGAACTGAAGATCATGGGTTCTATACTGGTGATGGTGTCTATTATGAAGAAGGAAAAATTGAAACCACTAGTGTTATTGATAACTTTACAGTTACTAATGTTACTATAAGTAAGTTTGATAATATGGATCAAGGTGTCTACTATGTTTATAGAGTAGATGCTACAAGTATTAAATTAGGAAGAAGTAGATCTGATTTATATGATCAAAAGTATATTAGTCCTTCAGGAGAGGTGGTTAATAATAGGTTCATTTATTATCCTTATTATGAAAAATCAATTTCTCCTCAAAAGATTTATAGGAATATTGTTGAACCTATTAAGAAAGATGATTCTTATGAGACCTATAGTGGACATACTGGTATATTAATTAATGGTGTAGAAATCCTTAATTATAAATCCGGAGATCAAATAATTTATGGTCAGGTAAAGGGTATTGATATTATAGATGGAGGAAATGGATATGATGTTGTTAATCCACCTCTTTTCCATGTTAGGGATGTAGTAGGAACTGGTGCTAGTGGAATAACAGCAGTTGAAGGGTTTTTAGAAGAAATTAAAGTAGTAGATAAGGGATTTGATTATCTAGAAACTCCTATAGTAACTATTAGTGGAGGTAATCCCACAGAACCTGCTTCTGCAGAAGCCATGCTAACAGAGATTGTTCATACAGTTTCTTTTAATGCAGAAAGAGCAGGTGGAAATATATCTATTTCAACAGATGGTGGATTGAGTGGTATTGGTACTACTGTAGCATCTATTGGATTCTCCACATATCATAAATTTGCTCCTCAAGAACGTGTTGTTTATAAGTCTAACGGAGGTCTAGCACCTGTTGGTCTAGTTACTAATTCTTATTACTATGTAAAAGTTGTTAATGATGTTAAGATTCAACTTCACCCAAGTTATAGTGATGCTCTTCTTGGAATTAATACATCAACATTTACAGAATATGGAACAGGGACTCAGAATATTGAATCATTTAATAGGAAGAATGTAGTAAGTAATATTATTGTTACTAATTCAGGTTCTGGGTATAAAAATAAGAAGAGAGAAATTGTTGTTAGTGGTATCAATACTTCTAATAATTTATTTAATATCGATAATCATGGATATGACACTGGAGAAATAATT